TGATTTTGGTGTTGCTGCTTCTGTTGCTTTAGGAAGAAATATTACTAATAAAACTTATTTGCAAGGTATTACTGAACTATCAGATCTATTACAAAAACCACAATTTTTACAAAGCTGGTTAGCAAGAAGAGCAGCTGCAACAGTTAACCCATTTAGTTCTTTAGGTAGATCTGGAGCTAAATATGTTGACTCAACAATCATGGATAAGAGAGTTAGACCAGGTGATGAAGGAATGGTCATTCTTAGAAAGTTTCATAATGAATTAGCAGCTACTATTCCTGGTTATGGAGCAGGGATGAAACCTATTCAAAACTTTATTACTGGTTCTCTTGTTGAATATCCACCTGGTTATGGTCCAGACATAATGAATATTATGAATCCAATTAAAGAAACAAACAGTGTTAATAATTTAGTGTTGACAACATTAGATGATATTCAAGCAAAAATTACACCTCCAAAAGATGAATTATTCGGAGGTGTAAAACTAGATCGTGACCAATATTCTGATTTAGTAAATGAAATTGCTTTTACAAAAATAGGTGGAGTAAGAATGGTACATGCTCTCAACAAGACTATGAAACGTAAAGATGTTCAAGCTCTTTTAGCTACGGCTAGAGGAGAAAATATTGACACTACTAATCAAGACATATCTGTAGCTGCTCAAGAAAAAGCAAGAGCAGATGCTGAAGACATATTCCGTAAAATTATTACTGCTTATAAAAAGCAAGGTAGGGAACAATGGATAAGAAAACCAGAAAATCGTGAGCTTGCATTAAAATACGATGAAGAACTTAATGCTATAAATGAAGCAAGAAACAACTCAGTACTAGAAAACTTTAAGCAACTCCAAGGTGTCTCTAACTAACCATGGCAACTAACACTTCCTCTTCCTTTACTAGTCACACTGGTAATAATACAGCTGGTCCTTTTTCTATCTCCTTTAGCTACCTTGCTGAAGCAGAAATAGATGTAACAGTTGATGGTGTCTTAAAAACTTTAACCACCCATTACACTTTTCCATCAGCTACTACCATTTCCTTTACTTCAGGAAATCATCCAGCTAACGGTGCAGCAATAAAATTCCAACGTGATACGGATATATCTAGTAAAAAGATAGATTTCCAAGATGGTTCTATTCTTACTGAAACTGATTTAGATACAAATACAGAACAACTACTATTTGGTCTACAAGAATTTACAGATGACCTAAGTACTAACGTTGTTAGAAGAGATGGAAGTACAAACCTTACAGCTAACTTAGATGCTAATAGTAAGAAAATTACTAACCTTGCTACACCTACAGCTGATGGTGATGCAGTTAATAAATCCTATGTAACTGATGTTGTACAAGGATTAGTTTCTAGTAGTAGTACTGCACCTAGTAATCCAACAGAAGGAGATAGATGGTTTGATGAGGATTTAGGTAGAAGCTTTGTTTATGTCACTGATGCTAGTGGTGATTCTTATTGGGTAGATTCTGCTCCTGCTTTAGATAGTTCTGCTTCCACATTACCTACTGCATCTTCTTCTGTTTTAGGTGCAATAAAAATAGGTACTAACTTATCAATAGATTCTAATGGTGTAGTTTCAGCGTCAGGTGGTAGTGGTACTGGTGTTACTGATGGAGATAAAGGTGACATAACAGTTGCTAGTAGTGGTGCTAACTGGACAGTAAATAATAGTTCAATTACTTCAGCTAAAATACAAGATGGTTCAATTGCTAATACTGATTTAGCAGGTAATATTCAAGGTTCTAAATTATTAGATTCAACAATTACAGAAACACAATTAGCACCAAATAGCGTAGGAAGTAGTGAATTAAAAGACAATGCAGTTGATACTAATGCCATACAAAACAATGCAGTCAATGGTTCTAAAATAGCGTTAGGGTCTGACTCTCAAGGGGATATTCTTTACTATAACGGTACAGATTACGCAAGATTAGGTGCAGGAACTTCTGGTAAGTTTCTAAAGACTCAAGGTACTGGAGCTAATCCTACTTGGGATACTGCTTATACATTACCAGCTGCTACTGCTAGTGCACTAGGTGGTATAAAAGTAGGTACTAATTTATCTATTAGCAATGGAGTTTTATCTGCTGCTGGTACAAGTGGCGTTGCTGATGGTGATAAAGGTGATATTACAGTTACTTCTTCTGGTGGTACTTGGACTATAGATAACAATGCAATTACTACTGCAAAAGTAAATAATGGAGCAATTACTAATGATAAATTAGCAGGAAGTATTGCAGGTACTAAATTAAGTAATGGAGCAGTTGGATCGACTCAGCTGGCTAACAATAGCGTCACAGGTGGAAAGATCGCTATGGGTAGTGATGCACAAGGAGATATTCTTTATTATGACGGTACTGATTACACAAGATTAGCTAAAGGTACTGCTGGTCAAGTATTAAAAATAAACTCTGGTGCTACTGCTCCTGAATGGGGTACAGCTGGTGCAGGTAGTGTTACTAGTGTTGGGTCAGGTACTGGTTTAACTGGTGGTCCTATTACTGGTTCCGGTACTTTAAATGTAGATGTAGGTACATCAGCTTCTAAAATTGTTCAGTTAGATGGAAGTGCAAAATTACCAGCTGTAGATGGTTCTGCTTTAACTAACTTAAATGCAAGTAACTTAAATTCTGGAACAGTACCTAATGCAAGATTTCCTGCAACATTACCTTCTTCTAGTGGAGCTAATTTAACAAGTTTAAATGCTGCTCAATTAACAGGAACGGTAAATGATGCAAGACTTTCTAGCAGTGTTTTAAAAACAAGTAGCAATATAGATGCACTTAATAACGTAACTCTTAGTTCTCCTACTACAAACCAAGTACTTAAATATAACGGTAGTGTCTGGACTAACCAAACTGATTCAACAGGTAGTGGTGGTAGTGGTTCGGCTGATATGTCCTCTTCTGGATCTTGGATAAATGTAAAAGACTCTACTTATGGTGCTGTAGGTAATGGTAGTACTGATGATAAAGCAGCAATTCAAAGTGCTATTGATGCTTTAAGTAATGGAGGTACAGTTTATTTCCCTCCTGGTACATACAAAGTAAGTGGTGCATTGGTTATTGGATCTAGTGATAAAAGTATTAGATTGGTTGGTGCTGGTGGTCACTTCCCAATAACAACAGAAACAAATGGAACAATAATTAGAACTTCTAGTGCTACAGCAAATATTATTGAAATTACAAATGCAAGGTCTATTGAAATTACAGGTTTAGGTTTAGATAGTACTCACATTGATAGTTCTGACAATAACAAAGCTACTTCTACAAGTGGTGCTGCTATTAAGGCTGAATCTACTACTGGTACTCAAGCAATATCAATCAAAGAAGTTTATATAAGAAGTAAATTTATAGGTATAAACATTCAAGGCTATAGCATGATGGACGTAAGAGATGTAGAAATTAGAAACTTTCCCAATACAGCAAGTGGTGCTGTTGGTATTCTTATTGATGATGGTTCAGATGCCAGAGTAGATCAAGTTAGATTAGAAAATATTGTTATTGATGGCAGATGGCCTGACGCAAATACTAATGTTGCCAATAAATATTGCAATGCTTTTCATTTTAAAAATTATGTAAATTCTGTATGGATGAAAGATTGTTCAGCTATTAAATGCAATAAAGGTCTTGTTTTTGATTCTTCTTTAGGTAATAACACCAGCGGTAGTACTGGCTCATACTTTAGAGTAGATAATTGTGATTTTGATCAAAACAGTAACAATGCTATTTACATAGCAGGTGGTAGTACTATTTGGATTACTAATGCCTTTTGCACTGCAAACGGTTCTAGTGATGCAAATATTACTGGAGATAAAAGTGGTATTAACATCACAAGCACTTTTGGTGGTGTATTAAGACTAAATGATATTGATTGCAGACTTAATAGGCATCATGGAATAAATATTGGAGGAACAAACCATAATAAAATACATATAACAAATCCTCATTGTGCTAAAAACGGTCAACAAACTAATGATACTTATCACGGTATTTTTGCTGCCACTAATGCTAACGATATAACCATTACGGGTGGTCAATGTGGAGGAAATGACTACGGTGCAACTTTAGGAGGTAATACAAACAGCGGTAGTATTCAATCAAGAGGAATTTTATTTAACGGTAATACTCATTCAAGAATCAATATAAATGGTGTTGACTGTACAGATAATGTTACAGGAGGAATAGGATGGGATAATGGGGGCAACTCAGCAGCTTCTAAGAATTTCATTCAAAACTGCCCAGGTTATTCCACTGGTCAAACTACATTCCCTTAAGGAACTCTCATGGCTTTAGATTTTCCCACCAGTCCTAGTAATGGTGATACCCATCAGGCATCTAATGGTATTCAATACATCTTTGATTCCACTAAATCTCAATGGAAATCTCAAGGTGAATTTTCTTCTGGTGCAATAGAAGTTAAAAAAATTGATGATATTAGCGGTAGCTTTAACGGTAGTACTGTTACTTTTACTTTAAATAGCGGTGGTTCTGTTGTTAAACCTCATAATAATCAGTCAGTACTTATAACTTTAAATGGCTTAGTACAAGATCCTGGTACTGCTTATACAACTAGCATTACTACTGGTCAGATTACTTTTAGTACAGCGCCTACTTCAGGTAAAACTTTTACAGGTGTTATTTATTCAAGATTACCAGTAAGTTCTTCTACTACTTTGTCCACCACTGGTGGAACAATGACAGGAGATATTGTCTTTAATAGTAGTCAAACCTTTGCTATTGGTGGAATACAAGATGGTAATACTTCTCAAAAAGGTGCTGTTCAATTAAGTACTTCAACTACAAGTACTAGTGAAACATTGGCTGCTACTGCTTCAGCAGTTAAAAGTGTTAAAGATGCTATTCCTAGTAATCTTGGTGATTTAAGTAACGTATCTTCCTCTTCTCCTTCTACTAACCATGTATTGAAATGGTCTGGTAGTGAATGGGCTCCTAGTGCAGAAAGTGGTGGTGGTGCTTCTACTCTTGGTGCTTTAACTGATGTTTCTTCTGCTACTCCTGGTAATGGTCAAGTACTGAAATACAACACAGCTAGTAGTCAGTGGGAACCAGGAACAGATGCTACTGGTGGAGGAAGTGGAGGAACAACAAACTTAGGTGCTGTTGCTAGTGGTGCTGCTTTAACAATTACTTCTAGTAGTGGTAATGATGCAAGTATTCCAGCTGCTACTACTTCTAGTTGGGGAGCAATGACAGATGAGATGTTTGATAAATTAGATGGTATTGCTGCTAGTGCAAATGTAGGTATTACAGATGTTGTTGGTGATACAACTCCTCAATTAGGTGGCAACTTAGATATTAATGGTAAAGATATAGTTTCTGTCTCTAATGGTGATATTGATTTAGCTCCTCATGGTACAGGTTCTGTTGTATTTAAAGGTGGTGGTAGTGGTGGTAATAGTGCAGGTAGATTTAAACTTAATTGTGAAAACAATTCACATGGAATAACTATACAAGGACCACCACATTCTGCTGCTGCAAACTATACATTAACCTTACCTAATGATGATGGTTCTAGTAGTCAGTATCTACAAACTAATGGGTCTGGAGTATTAAGTTGGGCTACTGTAGATCTTAGTACTTATGCAACATTAGCAAGTCCAGCTTTAACAGGTACAGCAACAGCAGTTAACCTTACATTGTCAGGTAATTTAATAGTTAATGGTACAACTACTACGATTTCATCTACAACAATTGAAGTAACTGACAAAAATATTGAACTTGGAAAAGTAGCTAGTCCTAGTGATACAACAGCAGATGGAGGTGGTTTAACTTTACTTGGTGCAACTTCAAAAACATTTAACTGGGTTGATGCTACTGATGCGTGGACATCTAGTGAGCATATACATTTAATAGACAATAAAAAATTATTTGTTGGTGGAGCGTCAGGAACAACTGATGGACTTGAAATTTACCATGATGGAAGCACGTCAACGATAAAAGATTCAGGTACAGGTAATTTAAATTTTCAAGGTAGTCATTTTGATTTTATAAATGCAACTGGTAACGAATATGTAGCACGTTTATATAATAACGGAGCCGTAGAGTTATATCACGACGGTACTTTACAGTGTAAAACTGCTTCATACGGATTAGATTTTGCTGATAACAAACGAGCAGATTTTGGTACTGGATCAGATTTAGTTATCTACCATGATGGAAGCAATGCGTTTATAACAAATACCACTGGTGAATTAAGAGTAAGTAACATCACTGGTACTGGAACGGTATCAGATAGCAAAGGCGATGTTCGTACTATTGTTCAAAATACACAAGGTTCTGCTTATACATTAGTTGCTGCTGATGCTGGTAAACATATCTTAGCTAGTGGCAATATCACAGTCCCTGACAGTGTTTTCTCTGCTGGTCAAGCTATTACAATTATCAATAATACTGGTGGAGATCTAACAATTAATAAAGGCACAAATATGTATAACGCTGCTGATGGTAGTAGTGCGAATAGAACTTTAGCAACAAGAGGTATGGCAACTATATTATTTACAGCAGCTGATACTAGTTACATTTCAGGTGCAGGGTTGACCTAAAACATCCCCCATCTACATTAATTAAATGGAGCGTTATTAATCATGCCTATTCAACAAATGTTGCTTGGTGCAGGGTCAGCAGTTGCTACGAAAACCTACGTTGACGATGTGTTTAGCACGTATTTGTATGAGGGAAATAATAGTACATTGGCAATAAGCAATGGATTAGATTTGGCAACAGAAGGCGGGATGATATGGGTAAAAAACAGAGATAGTGCTAGGGATCACTGTATCGTTGATACTGAAAGAGGTATTGGAAAAAGAATAGAGACCAATAAATATGATGCTCAAGATGTTTACGTCACTACTAAAAATATAAGTTCATTTACTTCAACTGGATTTACGTTAGGGCAGGATGAAGGACATGATGAGTTTAACAAAAATGGTGATAACTACACCTCATGGACATTCCGCAAGGCACCTGGGTTCTTTACAATTTCTAGCTGGACTGGGAATGGTGCTAATCGTCTGATATCACATGATTTAGGCAGTGTTCCTGGCTGCATACTGATTAAATGTACAAGTACTGGTTTTAATTGGATGGTATATCATCGAGGATCAAATGGTGGTGTTAATCCTGCAGATTATGGTTTAAGATTAAATGACACTAATGCTCAGACGGATAACTCAGCGTATTTTAATGATACTCTTCCTACCAGTACTCATTTTACGATTGGTACTAACGCACAAGTAAATAGTAGCGGTGCAACCTACGTAGCCTACGTATTCGCAGGAGGTGAGTCCACAGCCGCTACTGCAAGGTCTGTTGATTTTGATGGGTCGGGGGATTATTTAAGTCTTACAAATAGCACTGATTTTGATTTTGGTAGCAGTAATTTTACGATTGAGTTTTGGGTGAAACCTAAAGCTGCAACTGGCAGTATGGGTATTGTTGCAAAAAGAAGTGCGGGTGGAGCAGCCAATACCAATTTTGTGATTTATCTTTGGGATAGAAAAATAAGAATGTGGTTTTCGGATGGATCTTCCTACTTTGTTGACGCATTAGAAACATCTGCAGCATGTACTAATGGTGCTTGGAATCATTGTGCAATAGTAAGGAATGGTTCTACTTTTACTATTTACGTAAATGGTATTGCTTCAGCATCTGCGACCTCATCAACTGCTGTAGCTTCCACTTCTTTACCACTTTATATTGGTTGTGATCATCCTGGAAATGCAGAATTAAACGCTTATATATCTAATCTTCGCATAGTAAAAGGAACAGCAGTTTATACTTCATCATTTAAACCACCAACAGCACCATTAACAAACATAACTAATACCAAACTTTTATGTTGCAATAACTCATCTACTACAGGTTCAACCGTAACCCCTGGAACGATTACCGCTAATGGAGATCCAACCGCAAGCACAGATAGCCCCTTCGATGACCCTGCTGGTTTCAGTTTTGGAGACGCAGGGGATCAAAACGTAATCAAATGTGGTAGCTTTACTACTAATTCAGATCAATATGCAGTTATAGATCTAGGATACGAACCCCAGTGGATATTAATAAAACGAACAAGTGCGTCAGATGATTGGATAATAGTTGATTCAATGCGTGGTTTGCCTAATGCTCAAGACACAGAAGCAGATACGGGTTCAGGTACTAAACAGTTAGACGCTAACACCGATGATTCAGAAGTTGGCAACAATAGAGTAGGCATAACATCCACAGGTTTTCGCTTTGATAACTACGGTGCTAATGCATCGTTTGTATATGTTGCTTTAAGAAGGCCAGATGGATACGTTGGCAAGCCTCCCGAACTTGGTACGGGTGTATTTGCTATGGATACGGGTAATGGTACTGGAACTATTCCTAGCTATGATAGTGGATTCCCTGTTGATTGGGTACTTGCGAAAAAGCCAGCTAGTACGGGGGAATTTCACTCAATAGCTAGGTTGACTGGTACAAACTATATGTTTACTAGCAGTACGGCAGCCGAAACCGCCTATGCCAATTTTACGATGGACAGTAATTTAGGTTGGAGTAAAGGTCAAGAGACTTCAAGTAATCAATCATGGATGTGGAAACGCCACGCTGGTTTAGATGTGGTGGCTTATAAAGGAAATTCAGTTAGTGCAAGCAATGGTGGTCATTCAATTGCTCAGAGCCTCTCGAAAACTCCAGAAATGATATGGATAAAGGACAGAGATCAAGCAAGCAATTGGCACGTTTTTCATAAAGATTTAACAGGAAACAATATTTTGATCCTTAATTCAACGGCAGGGACTAGCGGTACTGGTGGAGATTCCGACGATTTTGTAAGTGTATCTTCAACACATTTCACTATTGGTAGTGAAAACGCAATAAATAACAGTGCTAGAAATTATATAGCCATGCTCTTCGCCAGCACTGCTGTCAGCAAGGTTGGTACCTATACAGGAGATGATTCAGATGATGGGTCTCATGTAATAGATGTCGGTTTTACTCCAAGGTTCCTTATTATAAAAAGAGCTGACAATTCTGCTGATTGGAAAGTTTATGATACTACAAACGGTTTCCCAACATCAGGAACAGCAAATTATTTAGAACTAAATACAACTGATGCTAGATATAGTGGATCAGGAATATCAGTCACACAAACCACTAACGGCTTTAAATTATGGTCGCCTGGAAGTCCGTATAACGCAAACAATGCAAAATATATTTATTATGCTCATGCGTGATAGTGCTGGCCAAATAGGTCAGGGATAGACAGTAGGTTTATACTTTGAGGGCAATGTATTATTTTTATGGCTGATCGTTTACAACTTGCTGCTGAAATTAAACAGCTACAAGAAGATCAAAAACGTAGAGAAGAAGAATTTAAAGAAGCCCAAGTCTCTTTAGATACAAAGAAAACTCAACTCGTTCAAGTCAATATAGAAGAACTTGGATGATTAAAATCCTTACTTACATAAACACCGCTGCTTTAGTAGTGGCGGTTAGTGGCGGTAGTTTTCTTTACATGAAAAGAACTGATTTTGTTAATGACATGCTTCTTACTATTCAAGATCAAGTCATTAAAAATATTCAGCACAGTATGAAAACACCTTCTTTTCCTAAATCAACTGGTTCTGTATTGCCTTTTGGTAAATGATCCAATTTAAATCATTTAATGGCCTAACTTCTCTTGTGTTAGGTGGTGGATTAATAGCAACTAACTTTATGAGCTTAAATTTATTAGCTCGTAAAGATAGCGGCATCCCTGATATAGCAAAGCTTTCCAACACTCCTTACAGTTCAATTCAAATTAGGAGTGAAACTAAACCTGATGGTGCTGAAGAGTGGATGTTTAACTCTAAACAACACGATCCAAAGCTAGTCACAACAATCATTGATGATGAAAAACCTACCTTTAATGGCAAGGTTAAGAAGAGATATACACATAAACAAGATGTAGCTCAATTTGCTGTTTATCCAAAAGGAGAAGGAGGAAAACTTACAACAGATCAAATAGCTTGTATTGAAAAAATGGCTCAGGGTCGTTCTAATGGACAGATGATTGCTGATGCTGGTTCTGTTCAAGTGACACCAGCTCTTGCAGGGGTTCCAATAGTAGGACCAGTATTAGCAGGAATATTCTTTGGACAAGCTAGAAAGCAAGTAGGAAATGCAGCTAGTGATCTTGCTGGTCAATGGAACGACTGCTAAATGGAAATAGAAGATATTTCTGTTAGGGAGATACCTGAAGCTTCGATAGATACAACAATAATTTCCACACCTAAGCCTGTATTGCCTAACAACATAGGTTTCCCAGTCATTCAAATGCCTGGTTGTGTAAGGGCTAGGACGTTAAAAAATAAGAATTTAGTAACTTCAGATCCTAAAGGAAATTTCTATGTCTGTGATGGAAACGTACCAACACTTGAAAGCATGGCTGTTGATTGGGACGGGCTATCTGCTGTTGGTTCTGTAAAAGCAGATGAGCCAGAAATAGTTCCACCTATTCCAAAACTAAAAGGGAACCAGAGAAAGAAAGTGAAAGAAAAGAATGGCAAAGATAACGAGAAGGGAAATACCGATATAGGACAACAAGATTTTAAGACTCCAGATATTGATGGAGAGTTTATTGCAGATATACTTCCATGCCCACCTTTAGACACACTTGCTAAAACTCCTGTTGGTTCACTTGGTAAAGGCGGTCTAGCAAGGATTAAAGGTTGGAAAAGAGATGTGCTTACAGGTAAATGTGAAACAGTATGGGAAGGACTTAACCCACTAGAAATTGCAGGGAATTACGCTCCACAGCCTACAGTTTTAGTAAATACATCTGCTATTGCTATTACATCAGTTGTTGGTGTAACTGTTATTGGTCAACCGATAGCTAAGTTTTTCCAGAAACAACTTAAAGGTCAAGTAAAATCATTTTCTAAAAAGATAACCAAGAAATTACTAGCTATTCGGGGAAAGAAGGAGAAGATAAAGTCCCTTTCTGAAAGGAAAAAGGATCAGAGAAGGAATCGTCAGTAAGAGAAGAGTTAGAAAAAGAACTTGAGTTAATAGAATGTTTATGATCTGGCAAAGTATTGGGAGGATTTACAAGTCTTACGTCTTCACAAACCACATAACTTTCACTTGTTTTTGCATATACAACACCAAGTTTTAACTGCTCAGCACAGATCTTAAGACGGCTAAGAGCGTAATCTAACTTGCGCGCTTTATATGCTTGTTGTAAATACTTTACTCTGCTATTTTGTGCAGCCACACAGTTATTAGTCATGCGTCTATCTAGTGGAACAGCAATTGTAGCTGTAATACCATAGTTAAAACTTAGATTATTCTTAGCTTGTCCTGTTCTTACCGGTTTTGTATATAAAACACCACCTGGATTTGTTAAATTACCAGCATCATCTGTACTATCGTCATATACATTTTCTAAGTACGTTGGTTCAAATGGATCTTTCCATGTATTAACCTTAGAAATAAAAGGATTAATAGTTAAAGTTGTTCCACTACAACGTATTCCATCACCTAATTCTTGAAACATAAAGCTACCACTTTGCACCTGAATACCTTGGTTAATTACTGACCCCTGTGATGTAGCTGATGGAGAAGCTATTGTTGTTGAGTTTGCAAATACTGGCTGACTAAATGTTATTGAGTAAAGACAGATACCGATTCTACTAAGGATTCTGTAGTAGTAGTTCGGTTTATTGTTGTTACATTTGACAGACCAGGATTGGCTAGTGTTTCTGTGAATGAAAAAGCGTTGCCAGCAGTTTTTATTCCCCAGTCTGGTTTGTTTGCTGGAGTTACATCTACTGATGTCCATGTAAAGGTGATGTTGTCAACGGTTTGAGGTGTGTTTAGTAAAGCTTTTGGTGAAATAACATTTGTTCCTACTGGTTCGATATTGTGACCAGAAACTACATACTCATAACCACTTCTATAATCAACTGATGTTATAGTTTCAGTGACTACAGTCTTAGTTTCTTGTCTGCTGTTTAGAGTACCTGTAGAAAATGTGGGCACAACGGGAACAGCAGAAACGCTAGTTCCTGTAAAAGATATAAGCAGTAATAACTTATATATTTTATGCACTATTTAACATTTATTTCTGAAGTATATTGCCCTGTAGCTGTCGTACCAGCTCCTCCAGCTGTGATGGTCAGAACACCTGCGCTTGTAACCGTTCCAGCAAGAGTTCCTGCTACCCCTCCAGAAGTAACAACTGTATTACCAAAAGCAGGCATGTCAGCAACAATTCCACTGGAGACATCCACACCGCTTCCAATTGCAGGAATCGCATCACCTTGGATGTAGCTTTCTTCGTACGAAAAAGCCGACCCCACAGTATTTACCTCCATTGCTCCAACATCAAGAATTGCTGCTGCTGTAGCTGTAGGTGCTGTTAACTTTCCAAAATGTTCTCCTGTAGTAACTTTCATATTGCTGCCAGAGACAGCGTAAGTAGACGGAACCCTAATAGCTTGGACTGCTGCTCCATCTACTTTGATGCTTGCAGATGTTGTGTGCTTGATTCCTATATCAGCACTAGCTGGTGCTGCTAATAGGATTAGCAAAAGAAAGTGTTTCATTTAAGTCTGCCTGTTTGTGGATCTACTTCCTTACCAGAAATAGGATCAATGCGTGGTTTGTCTGGCACTAACTTTATAGGAGTCTCGACTTTGATGATGGTATAAGGAACACCATTGCTAAACCCTGCTGCTTCTGCTTTTTTCTTTTCTTCATCAGCTTTATAAGTTCCATCTCCTCTTTTCTTTGCAGTCTCCAAACCAAAACTAGCCAAAGCCCCTGTAAACACTGAAGCTATAAAGGTTGGATCTATTCTTTCTTGCTCTCCTAATCCTGGGATAGTTACATAATTAAGAGTCAAAATAAATCCACTCCAAACAACAACTCCCAAACGCACAAATGTAGACAAGACTTGCAGTTGTTCTTCCTTATCATCCAATCCTTCTTTTAATTTTTGCAAAGGATTTTTTTTAGGTTGCTCTTTAGCTTTGGTTTCTTCACTCATAGATCAAGATCAATAACTTAACTAACATAAGATAAATTGTCTTAATCGTCAGTGCCTGAAATAACAGCTGCAATTATTGGTGCTATTGCAAGTATGGTTTTAATGACCATTGGTAGTATTAATAGACGCAGAGAAAAAGATGTTATTGAAATATTTAGAAGACTTATTCAATTGGAAAAAAACGTAGTAAAATTAGAAGAACAAATTAAACAACAAAGCCTCCCTTATGACCACAGGAGGCTTTGATAGGCTTAGGTGGGGACTGCTAGCCAATCCAAAACTAACAACAATCTAACTTTTTGCAAATTACTAATGATTAGTTATAAACCTGAATGGAGAAAAGAAGATGAAGAACGTGTCTTAAGAATGGAGCGTTTATATATTCTTGATGGTAGACACAGACCTAATCATAAACTTCATGGCATTTACACTGGCCTTAACGACAAAGCAGACGAATTAGAAAGTTATATGGCTGCTTAATTAACGCTATCCTTTTAACTAAATACACTTAAGGAACTTATGGACAATAATCAAAAAGCCTTAGAAAGCCTTCATACAGTACTAATACAAGAACTTTTAAACAGAATTAGAACAGGTGATGCCACACCTTCTGACCTAAATGTAGCTAGACAATTATTGAAAGATAATGGTATTGAATCTATCCCTGTTGAATCATCTCCTTTTAATGATCTCATGGCATCTTTACCTGACCTAGAAGCTGTTCATCCTTTAGAAAGATAATTGCAACCTTTACCAGAGAAATTACAAGACTTTAGATACTTTCTAATTCTTACTTGGAGGCATTTAAACCTTCCTGATCCAACACCAGTACAACTAGAAATAGCTGAATACCTTCAACACGGTCCACGTAGAAAAATAATTCAAGCCTTTAGAGGTGTAGGTAAATCTTGGATTACTTCTGCTTACGTAGTTTGGAAACTACGCATGGACCCACAACTAAAGTTCCTTGTGGTTTCAGCTTCTAAAGATAGAGCAGATAACTTCTCTACTTTCACTATGAGACTGATTAGTGAAATGGATGTATTAGCTCCTTTACGTCCAGATGCTTCTCAAAGAAACTCTAAAATAAGCTTTGATGTAAAACCTGCAAGAGCTGACCATGCTCCCTCAGTTAAATCTGTTGGTGTCTTAGGTCAAATGGCAGGTTCTAGAGCAGATGAAGTTGTAGCTGATGACGTAGAAGTTCCAAACAACTCTTTTACTCAACCTATGAGAGACAAACTCTCTGAAGCTGTTAAAGAATTTGACGCAATCCTTAAACCTAATGGCAAAATTTGTTTCCTAGGTACTCCGCAAACTGAACAATCTCTTTACCTAACCCTAGAAGAACGTGGATATGAAACTTGTATATGGCCTGCTAGATACCCAAACCTTAAAAACAATTATGGAGACAGACTTGCTCCTAAAGTTCATCAAAGACTTTTAGATGAAGTTGTAAGCCCTAAAGATCCTGTTGATCCAGATAGGTTTAATTCAATAGACCTAATGGAAAGAGAAGCTTCCTACGGGCGTTCTGGCTTTGCTCTCCAGTTTATGCTGGATACTTCTCTTTCAGACCAAGACAGATACCCTCTTAAACTTTCTGACCTAATAATCTCTTCAATTAACCCTGATCATGCTCCAGAAAAAATCATATGGTCTAACTCTCCCGAATATTCCCTACAAGATCTTGCTTGTGTAGGTTTTAACGGAGACAGATACTACAGACCTGCACAAGAATTTGGTGACTGGATTGAATACACAGGTTCAGTCATGTCTATTGACCCTTCCGGTAAAGGAAAAGATGCTACTGGTTACGCAATTGTCAAGATGCTTAATGGAAACCTATTCGTAACAGATGCAGGTGGTCTAACAGGTGGTTATGACGAGTCTGTTCTTACAAAACTAGCCAGATTAGCTAGAGACCACAAAGTAAATACCATCATTGTTGAAGAAAACTTTGGTGGAGGTATGTTTGCTGAACTTCTTAAACCTGTTCTTACTAAATTTCATCCCTGTGCTGTAGAAAACGTACGAAATAACAAGACTAAAGAGTTCAGAATCATTGACACCCTAGAACCTGTAATGAACTCTCACCGATTAATTATTGATAGGAAAGTCGTAGAAAAAGACTACAGATCCAATACAAATGAAGCACCAGAAAGAAAACTAAAACTCCAGCTTTTTTATCAAATGTCCCGCATAACACGTCACAAAGGCTCCTTAGTT